AAAATGGAAGCGACTTTGAAGGGCGAGTTAGGAAACGAGCCAGATTGGAACGCACTTTACGAAGCTGACCCTATTGCTTATGTCCGTGAAAAAGACATCTGGAATGAGAAAAAGCAAAAGTTAAAATCCGTACAGGCTGAATCACTAAGACTCCAACAAGAGTCTCAAGTTGAACAGCAAAAGAAACTTCAACAGTTTGTTGAATACGGAAATCAACAGTTGCTTGAACAAATACCAGAATGGCAAGATAACGAAATGGCATCAAAAGAAAAGATGGCAATTCGTGATTATGGTGTTAATGTTCTTGGGTACACACCTCAAGAGATGGACAGCGTTTATGACTACCGAGTTTTACTTGGTTTAAGAAACGCATGGCTACAACATAAGACACAACAAGCGACTAAAGTGAAACCAACTGAAAAGAAAGCGGCAGCTCGAACCGCACGACCTGGCACTTCAAACGTACCCAAGACAACAACTCCTGTGAAGAGAGCACGTCAAAAATTAGCTAAGACTGGAAAGGTTCAGGATGCAGCTAAATTATTTGAACAATTAATATAAACTTTTAAAACATAGGAATTAAATATCATGGCAAAAGTAACAAACGCATTTGATACGTATTCAGCGACTTCTGATAGAGAACAGTTGAGTGACGTAATTTATAACATCTCACCACAAGCTACTCCATTTATGAGTGCTATTGGTAAAAATTCAATCAAGAACGTAGTTTTCGATTGGCAAACAGAAACTCTACCAACTGTTGATGCAGCTGGTGAACTAGAAGGCTTTAGATTAGACGGAGCTACTTCAGCTTCTACTGCTACAACTAGAGTTAGTAATGTTGCAATGATCTCTTCAAGAGATGCAACTGTATCTGGTTCTCAACAAGCATCTGACCCAGCTGGTAAAAAATCAGAAATGGCTCATCAATTAGCTATTATGGCTAAAGCATTGAAAAGAGACATGGAAACAGCTCTCTGTCAAAATGGTGGTAAGACAACTGGTAACGCAACAACAGCTAGAAAAACTGGTGGCTTTGAATCTTGGATAAAATCCAATTACAGTAAAGCAGCATCAGGTGCTCCTACTGGTGGTGGTACAGCTCCAACAGACGGAACTCAAAGAGCTTTAACTGAAACTTTACTTAAAGCAGTATTACAATCTTGTTTCACAAACGGTGGAGAGCCTTCAATGGCAATCTGTGGCCCTGTAAACAAGCAGAAAATATCTGGTTTCACAGGTAGAACTAACTCAAGACAAATGGTTGATGCAAACACAGTAGAGGCTTCTGTTTCTATTTATGCTTCAGACTTTGGTGAGTTAAAAATCGTTCCATCTAACTTCAGTAGAGAAAGATCACTATTATTAGTTGATCCAGACTATGCTAAAGTTTCTTTCCTAAGAGACTTTAAAACAGTTGATATCGCTACTGTAGGTGATGCACAAACTAAGATGATTGTGACAGAATATGGATTAGAAATGAGCAACGAAGCTGCTCACGGTATAGTCGCAGATTTAACAACTTCATAAGTTAGTTAGAATTAAGGGAGAGCTTCGGCTCTCCCGCCCTTATTTAACATGGCAACAAAACGTACAATCACAGACCATAAAACTGGTTATAAATCAGAGTTCATTACCGAAGATGACAAGCTGGTTTATCATACGACTCAAGATGTTGCTCCCGTCATTGACCACGTTAAGAAACTAAGAGACAATACACTTAAGCCTGGAAAAGATATGCGACACATTGCTGAAGTCCCTATGGTGATTTGGCAAAAGGCATTACGCGAAGGCTGGTCAAAGGATAGAGCTAAATGGAAACAATGGCTCAACGACCCAGATAATAAAGTATTTAGAACTTGGCAAGGTAAAGTATGACATATGCAGAATTAAAAACAGCAATAGCAAATTATCTTAATAGATCAGATTTAACGTCTGATATAGATACGTTTATCGATAATGTCGAAGCAGAACTTAACAGAAGGTTAAGAACCAAAGACATGATTAAAAGAGCAACTGCTACAGCTGACTCACAATATTTAACAGTTCCAACAGACTGGATAGAGGCAATTAATGTAGAAATTACATCAAACGATTTCAGTCCTTTATTCCAACAATCTATAGAGTCCTTAGATGTCTATAGAAAATCAAATAACAACTCTGTAGGTCAACCAGTTTATTTTGCAATGGTTGATGACTCTATAGAATTAGCACCAACTCCTGATGGAGAATATACCCTACAGCTAACTTACTATGCTAAAATATCTGCATTAAGTGATACCAATACAAGTAACTTTGTATCAGTCTCGCACCCAGATGTTTATTTATATGGTGCATTAAAACATGCTTCTATCTTCTTAATGGAAGATGAAAGAATACCAATGTTCACTCAACAGTTTGAGAAAGCATTAGAAGAAATGAGACTCGAACAAGAGAAAGCTGCATTTGGTAAAGGTTCTTTAATGATGAGAAGAAGAACTTACGGAAAAAAACAAAAAAGAAATTATTACTACGGTAATTAATAAAGGAGAATAGAATGGCTGGATTTTCAGATTATTTAGAAAACAAAGTTGTTGGTCATGTATTTGGTGGATCAGCCTATACAGCTCCATCAACATTATATGTAGCATTATATACATCAGCACCAAGTGATACTGGTGGAGGAACAGAAGTTTCTGGCGGAGCTTACGCAAGACAAACAGCAGCTTTTACCATATCTGCTGATACAGCATCAAACACATCAGCTATAGAATACCCAACAGCTACAGCCGATTACGGTACTGTTGTTGCAGTAGGTGTTTTTGACGCTTCATCATCTGGTAACTTACTTGCTTATGGTAACTTAACTACAAGCAAAACTGTTTCTAATGGAGATGTATTTAGATTTAATGCAGGTGCTATAGACATAACTGTAGCTTAATAACATGGCTTCAGTTGGCTATGGTTTTGGTGGATACGGTAAGTCTTACTGGGGAACACCACAATTTGAATTAGCTGAAAGCTCAATCACAGCAACATCAAACCTAACTGCGGTTGGTGTTGTACCTGTAACTGGAGAAGCGTTAATAACTGCTTCTTCTAATGTCACAGCAGTTGGACTCGTACCAATACAAGGTGCATCATCTATAACAGCAACATCTAGTCTTACATCAGATGCAGTCATAGTTAAGTTTGGTGCGTCAAACATATCAGCAACATCTAACCTAACCGCTGTAGGTACACAGATTGATATTGGTGGCGTTATCATGGCGGCATCAACAAGTCTTAGTGCAGTAGGCACACAAATTGATGTTGGTGAATCAAATATTACCGCATCTACAAACGTAACTGCTGTTGGTGTCTTTATCGTATCAGCGGCAAGTCAAATAAACGCTACAACCAACCTAGATGTCACTGGTTCACTGATTCAGTTTGGCACTTCTAGTATTCAACAAACAAGTGGTTTTTCTGCGATAGGTAGTTTAAAATGGGAAGACCAGACTGTAGCAGATACTATTTACACAGATCAAACACCAGCTACAACAACTTGGACAGATCAGTCCTCAACAAATACTAATTGGACTGACATCGCAGCATAAACAGGAATAAATTATGGCAGATACATTTACAACGAATTTAAACTTAACTAAACCAGAAGTAGGAGCATCTACAGACACCTGGGGAACAAAGCTAAACGCTGACCTCGACACACTTGATGCGATCTTTAGTTCTTCTGGAACAGCAGTAAGTTTTGGTAACGTAACAGTTGCAACTTTAACATCTACAGGAAATATCACAGGTACACTTGCTACAGCAGCACAAACCAATATAACTAGCGTAGGAACTCTTACAGGTTTAACTGTAAATGGTAATGTTTCAGTAGATGGTGGAACAATTAAACTTGATGGTAATTATCCAACTGGTAGTAATAATGTTGCTTTAGGTGATTCTGCTTTATCAAGTGGTTCTTTATCAGGTGCTAATAATACTGCTATAGGTAGAGAATCTATGCTTTCTAATACTTCAGGAGCTTCAAATACTGCTTTAGGTTCTACATCTTTAGACGGTAATACAACAGGAAGTTTTAATACAGCTATTGGTCAGGCATCATTAACAGCAAGTACCACAGCTAGTAACAATACAGCAGTTGGATATGCCTCTTTAGGAGCAAACACTACAGGAGCTCAAAATACAGCAGTAGGAAGATTAGCTTTAGACGCTAATACAACAGCAAATGCTAATACAGCTATTGGTAATGCTTCATTAACAGCAAATACTACAGGTGCAGATAATACTGGTGTTGGAGATGGTTCTTTAAGAAACAATACAACTGCTAGTTATAACTCAGCTTTTGGTAAAAATGCGTTACAAGCAAACACTACAGGTACTCAAAACGTAGCAGTAGGAGCTTTAGCACTAGATGCAAATACAACGACAAGTGATAGTGTTGCAGTTGGTTATGCTGCCTTGTCTACAGCAACAATAGGAAGTAACACAGCAGTTGGTTCAGAAGCAATGCAATATACTACAACAGGTTCTAATAATGTTGGTGTAGGTTTACAGGCTTTAAGAGCAAACACTACAGGTGCAAATGGAGTAGCAGTAGGTGCTAATTCTCTAGATGCTAATACAACTGGTACTCGTAATACTGCAGTTGGTGCTTTTTCTTTAGGAGATAATACAACTGGTGGTGATAATACAGCCATAGGTAATTCTGCATTAGAGCAAAATACTACAGCCAGTAACAATACAGCCGTTGGTAGAAGTGCTTTAACAGCAAACACTACAGGTGATGAAAACACTGCAGTTGGTGCGTTATCTTTAGACGCTAATACAACTGGTACAGATAATACTGCTTTAGGTTATCAAGCATTAAGTGCTAATACCACAGCAAGTAATAATGTTTCTATTGGTAGAAAATCCATGTTGGTAAATACCACAGGAGCAAAAAATACTGCTGTTGGAGCACAAGCCTTAGATGCTAACACCACAGCATCAGTCAACACAGCAGTTGGTTATCAGGCTTTAACAGCAACCACTACAGGTGGTAATAATATTGGTATAGGAGATAGAGCTGGAAATGTCATTACAACAGGACAATTTAATACCTGTATAGGCCCTAGTATTGCTGGTAATAATTTGACAACTGGTTCTTTTAATATGTATCAGGGATATTTAAGTCAATGTAGTTCATCTTCCGTTACTGGAGAAATGGTATTCACTACAGCAAATACTGCTGCTACAGGTAAGGGTACTAATACTGGATTTATAGCTCCTGGTAGTGGTGGAGTTTATCAAGGTAATAATTCATCATCATGGTCAACAACTTCTGATAGAAGAATTAAAAAGAATATAGAAGATAATACAATTGGTCTTGATGCTATAAATCAAATTAAAGTTAGAAACTTTGAATATAGAACTGAAGATGAAATAACAGAACTTCCAAGCCACGCTGCTATTGATAAAGAAGGTAAACAGGTTGGTGTTATAGCTCAAGAAATTGAAACAATTTTACCTGACGTAGTTACTGAAGAATCAACAGGTGTTAAATCAGTAAACCCTGATAACCTAACTTGGTACTTAATAAACGCAGTACAAGAACTGTCTAAAACAGTAGATGAATTAAAAGCCGAAATACAAACTTTAAAAGGAGAATAATATGGCACAAACAGTAAGCGAAGTCTTAACAGCAGCAACAGATAGCGTAACACTTATCAACGGTGTAAACGGTGGAACTTGGGATGTTGAAGGCATGGAGCAATCAGAAATTAACGATATGGTACAAAGGAACGTAGACCATATAGAACTAGTCTTAAGCTATGAGCCAGTTGATGAAGATGACGATACTCCAGACGTAGCTGGTAGTTCAGATGATAAAACATCTTATACAACTGCGATCTCGACTGGTAACAGCTACATATCATCCAATAGTTAATAATGCCTTTACTACCAGTCACCCCTCCAGCTGGAGTAGTCACCAATGGAACAGACTACGCTAATAAAGGGCGTTGGACTGATAGTAATTTAGTGCGTTTTCAAAATGGTTTTCTACGACCTATTGGTGGTTGGGAAAAAATAAGAAACTCTGCTTTAACTGGAACGCCAACAGGAATGTTTGCGTACATTACTAATGCTGGTAAAAAAGTTTTAGTAGTTGGAACAAGGCAAAAGATTTATGTCAACCATGACGGAACTTGGCATGACATAACTCCATCAGGTTTTGTTTCTGATGAATCAACAGACCCACTTGGGTACGGTGCATATAACTATGATGTAGAAGACTACGGAGATGCTAGATCACAGTCTGGTTTATTCTTTGATTCTAAATCATGGTCATTTGATAACTTCGGTGAAGACTTACTTTTCTGTTGTGCAAGTGATGGCAAGATTTATAAATGGTCGCCTTCTGCACCTTCTACCATAGGCTCACAGCTAACTAATTCTCCTACAGGATGTTCTGGTGTTTTAGTCACTAATGAACGTCATGTTATAGCTTTGGGTGCTGGTGGTGATCCAAGAAAAGTACAATGGTCATCAAGAGAAGCAAGTACAACCTGGACAGCTGCATCAACGAATACTGCTGGTGATTTACAGATACCAACAGGCGGCAGAATATTAAGTGGTATTAAATGGCAAACAGATGTCATTATCTTTACTGATACAGGTATAGCAAGACTTTACTATACAGGTTCTCCTTTTATATACGGTATTCAAGATGCTGGTACTAACTGTAAAACTGCATCACCAAGAACAATAGTATCCTCTGGTAACTTCTTAGCATGGATGGGTGAAAACTCTTTCTTTGTTTTTGATGGATCAGTTAAAGAAATTAGGTGTGATGTGCATGACCATGTATTTGATAATATAAGATATTCATATAGACGTATTGCTTGTGGTGGCCATAACTCCAACTTTAATGAGATATGGTGGTTCTACCCATCAGGAGATGCACAACAAACACCTAATAAATATGTCATATGGAACTATGTCGACAATGTTTGGTCAATAGGTGAGATGGATAGAGGATGTTGGATAGACCAAGGTGTCTTTGATTATCCTATCGCTTGTGATTCACTTGGTAATGTTTATCAGCACGATAGCACAACATTAAATAATTCTGAGAATTTAGGGACAGCAGTACCTTACGCACAATCAGGGCCTATCGAAATAGGTAACGGTGATAACTATGTGCAATGTAATCAGATACTACCTGATGAAGAAGCAAATACATTACCTGGTGTTGTTATAAGTTTTACAGGAAGATTCACACCACTAGGAGCAGAAACAGATTTTGGTGACTTTACTTTTAATAGTGATGGTTACACAGATGCAAGATTTACAGCCAGACAAGTTCGTATGAAAGTGACTGGCGATACTGACCAGATGTTTCAGGTTGGTAATATACGATTAGATTTAAGAAACAGAGGTCGTAGATAGTGGCAAGAAAAACACTGACACGACCAGGTGAAGATTACGATAAAAACTATCTTAACTATTTAATATCAGAGATAGAATATCAAACAGGTATGACTTTCAACAAAGGTGAAAGAATACAAATAAATGGTGGTGATGCCACCGAGTTAGTATTGGTAAGTCCAAATGGAACAAAATATAAAGTTAGTGTCGCAGACAACGGAACACTCTCAGCAACAGCAACAGTCTAAAGAAGACTGGGAGATAGAGTTTGAAAGGTTAGAGCCACATATTATTAGTGCATTAAAGCATCAAGATAGGTATAATCTAAGTGATATTAAAGAAAAAATAGGCCAAGGAATGTTTCATATATGGCCAGGAAAAGATGCTTTTTACATATCTAGCTTTGGTGAGTTTCCTGAATACAAAGTTTTAAATTTATTTTTGTGTGGCGGGAACTACGAAGAACTAGAAGAGATGTTTCCAAGCATTGAAGAATTTGCA